GGATAGTGGAGGAAGGCCGTCGCTTCGCTGCGGTGTCGGATCTGAAGATCTCGGACATGTCCTCGCAGGCTCCGGTGGGAACCACTCTTGCCGTCCTCGAACGGGTCCTCAAAGTAATGTCGGCTGTTCAGGCTCGCATCTACTACGCGATGAAGCAGGAGTTCAAGCTCCTTGCGGGGATCATTCGGGATTACACCCCGGAAGAATATTCTTACGAGCCAGAGGTGGGTTCGAGGAAGGCAAAGAAATCTGACTACGACAACGTCGATGTCATTCCGGTATCGGACCCGAACGCGGCCACGATGTCGCAGAAGGTTGTTCAATATCAGGCGGTCCTCCAACTCAGCCAAACCGCGCCACAACTCTATGACCTCCCATATCTGCATCGGCAGATGATCGAGACGCTAGGGGTCAAGAATGCGGAGAAGATCGTTCCGAGTGTGGATGACTTGAAGCCTATCGACCCGATCAGCGAGAACATGGGTTTCCTCACAGGCAAGCCGACCAAGGCGTTCATGTACCAAGACCATGACGCTCACCTCCAAGCTCACCTGTCGTTCCTACAAGACCCGATGATTATGCAGACAGTCGGACAAAACCCGATGGCTCAGCAGATCATGGGCGCAGTCATGGCTCACGTCATGGAGCACACGGCGTTCAAATATCGTCGTGAGATTGAGAAACAACTCGGTGCTGCACTGCCACCGCCGCCGAGCGCGGAAGATCCCGATACTTACTTGCCTCCGCAGATCGAGGTCCAGCTCTCGCAGTTGGCAGCGGCAGCGGCGTCACAACTCCTCCAGAAGGATGTGGCAGAGGCTCAGGCCCAGCAGGCGGCGCAGCAGGCTCAAGACCCGCTCGTGCAGATGCAGATGATGGACCTGCAGATCAAGCAGATGGAGGCCGAGACCAAGAAGATGAAGGCCGAAATGGAGATGCAGATCCAAGTCGCGGAGCAGCAGAGAAGGTCACAAAAAGATCTCATCGACGCTGCGGCCAAGGAAGACGACCTGCGTCTGCGTCAGGCAGAGATCGCGGCTCGCACCGAGTTGGAGTCAGCACGTCTTGGCGTCGATATCCAGAAACATCGTACCGAGATGGAGGCGTCCCAGCTTACTGAGGGAGCCAAGATGGGTCTTGAGATTGCCCGCAGCCGTGATGAGCGGGAGCGGCAGGACAGAGAGAAAATGAAACCACAGGAGTAATACATGCGTTATGGCAACGCTCTGGAATACTTGGATTCAAAACTCCAAGAGGAGCGCATTGTGATTATCGACAGCCTGATTCAAGGCAAGCTTGATGAGGGTGAGTACAAAAGACTATGCGGGGCGTTACAGGGTCTCGACCTCGCACGGAGCCACATCAAAGACCTTGCAAAGAGGATGGAACAAGACGATGAGTAGTATTGATATTGAGAAGACTCAGGAAGAAGCCGCCAAGGCCAAACTCCTGCCAGAACCCAAGGGCTATCGGATGCTGTGTGCGGTTCCGCACGTAGAGGAAGAGTTCGAGGGAGGAATTATCAAGGCTGACGACACTAAACGAACGGAAGAACTGACCACGGTCGTGCTCTTTGTCGTGAAGATGGGAGACCTTTGCTACAAGGACAAGGACCGGTTCCCCACTGGCCCGTGGTGCAAGGAAGGAGATTTCATCCTGACTCGCCCTTACGCAGGTACCCGAGTTGTCATCCACGGACGTGAGTTCCGCATCATTAACGACGATACGGTAGAAGCGGTGGTCCAAGACCCCCGTGGAATCCGCAGAGCTTGAGGTATTAAATCATGACTGACCGTGACGAATTTAAGTTCCCGGATGAGGTCGAAAAGGCCGAAAATTCCGTGGGAGCAGAGGTTGAAGACAGTATCGAAGTCCAGATTGAGGACGATACTCCTGCCCAAGATCGCGACCCGGTTACCGGGAAAATGCGCGAACCCATGCCGAAACAGATCGTCGAGGAGTTGGAAAACGACACCCTTGATGAGTATTCGGAGAAGGTAAAACAGCGACTTTCGCAGATGAAAAAGGTCTGGCACGACGAGCGCCGGGCTAAGGAAGCAGCCATCCGAGAGCGTGAAGAGGCTCTCAAGTTTGCTCAGTTGCGGGACGAAGAGGTCCGGCAGTTGCGCCAGCGGGTGGGAAATAGCGAAAAGGCGTTGATTGCCGAGGCAGTTAAGGCCACGAATAACCAACTTGCGATTTCTAAAGATAAGTTCCGTCAGGCTTATGAATCGGGCGATCCGGACAAGATCACCGAAGCCCAGCAGGAAATGACCGCCGCGACTATGCGGCTGAGAGAATTAGAACGCTACAAGCCGCAACCTTTACAAAAAGAGGATTCGGGTGTAGAAAATAACCAACAGACACAAGCGCCCCCGCGCTCTGCGCCACAAGTAGACACCAAAGCGGATACTTGGAGACAGCAGAATCCGTGGTTCGGGCCGAACAAAGGGATGACCGCCTTTGCGCTTGGGCTGCATGAAGAATTGGTCAACGATGAAGGTCTTGATCCTAGTAGTGATGAATATTACGACCGGATTAACAGGACCATGCGTAGGCGATTCCCGGATTATTTTCAGGAAACCGCTGAGCAAACGTCGGAAGCTGCTCCCCGCAAGGAAGAGAAGCCCCGCGCACAAAAAGCAGCCAATGTGGTTGCTCCAGCTACGCGGAGTACCGCACCCCGTCAGGTCCGCCTGACACCGTCGCAAGTTGCGATAGCCAAGAAATTAGGACTAAGCAATGAGCAGTACGCACGAGAAATGATGAAACTGGAGACTAACTAAAATGGCTGAGAACAGAATCGCTCGCGAACTTGGAAACCGCGAATCGGCGCAACGTAAAATGGCGTGGACTCCGCCTAGTGTGCTTCCCCCGCTCCCGGAGGAAGAAGGTTGGGTGTTTCGCTATATCCGGACCAGTATCATGGGGACAGCAGACCCATCGAACGTATCCGCAAAACTTCGGGAAGGTTGGGAGCCTGTGAAGGCCGAAGACTATCCTCAGCTTAAGATCCAAGCTGATCCTAATTCTCGTTTTAAAGGGAATATTGAGATTGGCGGGCTGTTGGTTTGCAAGGCACCGAAAGAGCTTATGGACCAGCGTGACGGTTATTACGCACAGCAGGCTCAGGCTCAAATTCAGTCTGTAGACAACAGCTTTATGAGGCTGAACGACGAACGTATGCCACTCTTTAACGAGAGAAAGACAACGGTCTCGTTTGGCAAGGGTAAATAACTTATTTTGGAGTAACAAATGGCTTATCCTACCGTTAGCAAGCCTTATGGCTTGAAGCCGATCAACTTGATCGGTGGGCAGGTGTTTGCCGGTGCGACCCGTCAGCGTCGTATTGCCTCCGGTGCGTCAAGCATCGGTTACGGCGACCCGCTGCAGTTCGCTTCGGACGGCACTGTTGAAGTAACCACGGCTACGTCGCTTGCCCCTGTCACCGGTTTTGCCGGTGTGTTCTTGGGCTGCACGTTCGTGTCCTCTGTGACTGGTCAGCCGACCTACTCGCAGTCGTGGATTTCGGGCACTTCGGTCAAGGCCAATACGTACATCACGGCGTATGTGGTTGATGATCCGGACACCCTGTTCAAGGCTGTTGGTGTGACGGCTTCGCTTGTGGTTTCGACCACGGGCGGTTTCACGTACTCGAATGTGAACAACAACGTTGCTCTCGTTGCGAATACGTTGGACACGACTTCGGGCGATTCCCAGCAGGGTCTCCTCGTGTCGTCGGCCAGCACCACGTTGTCGTTGCCGATCCGCATCGTTGATGTGGTTGAGGACACGGCGTTCGTTTCGAGCGGTACCGTTTATTACCCAGAAGTCATCGTTAAGTTCAATGCGGCTTACGTGAACTCTGGTGTGATTGAAGGCGGTCACGCTTACAACAACCCGACCGGCATTTAATAGGGGAGTTCTAAGACATGGCTATTTCACGTGCACAATTACTCAAAGAGCTCCTTCCGGGCTTGAATGCCCTGTTCGGTCTTGAGTACAAGCAATATGGTGAGGAGCACAAGGAGATCTACGAGACTGAGACCTCCGAGCGTTCCTTTGAAGAAGAGACCAAGCTTTCTGGTTTCAGCGCCGCTCCGGTCAAGGCCGAAGGTGCTGCGATTGCGTATGACAACGCGCAGGAAGCATGGACTGCTCGCTACAACCACGAGACTATCGCTCTCGGCTTCTCCATCACGGAAGAGGCGGTTGAAGACAACCTGTACGATTCGCTGTCCAAGCGATACACCAAGGCGCTC